TTCACGTAATTTTTCTAAATTCATTTTATTATCCACTTACATATGTTTGTTTAGGACGATACCAATTCTTTTGATTATGTATCTTACCTAATAGTTCTTGTGTTTCTTTGGATTTCTTAGGATCTAATCCTGACATATATCTCAAAGAGGTTTCAATTAAAGCAATATCTTTTACGCTTAATTTAAATTTATCATTAGGTTTTACCATAAATTCCTCCACAGTAAAAGGGAGCAAGCGCAGTACCTGCTCCCTTTTTATTTATCCTAGAAAATCATTCTCTTCTTTAGTGTATGGCCACATTAAAGCTTAAATCTTCCGTGTGTAAGCTCTCTTTGACGCCGCTCTAAGTCGACTAGGTCAGATGAGTTAGCCAAATACTTTTCAATTTGTTTTTGTTGATAGGACATGCTTGTTCTAGTAAAGAGATCTCTAATCCAGTTAATCATCTGCCGAATTCCTCTTGGATATCTTGAATGGTTTTCTGATTTAGATCACTTAACAGGTTCCAATATTCATCGCGTCTATACTCACCATAACGGCAAAGCTGTTCGGCAATATGTCTATTGGCTTGTGTTTGACGAGCGATCATATAACCGATCATCATACCTTTGAAAGTGTTCTTAACTAGTCCTAATACCTTCTCGAGAATCTTCGTTGAGAAGCTCAGGCTCTGTAGTGCTAAGGTTGTCATTTTTTACCCCGTTGTTAATTGAAATTGTACGGGGACGCCTTTCTTCTGGAATTACTCGCTCAAGTTGAATTACAAGTAAACCATCCTGAAGATCTGCTCCTTTAACTTCTACAAATTCCGAGAGTCTAAAAGATCTCTCGAATTTACGACCGCTAATTCCCTTATGTACATACAGACTTTGATCTCGTCTCGACTCTCTATTACCTTTGACGGTAAGAATACCATCATGGACCGTAATATCGATATGATCTTGTTTAAAGCCAACAACAGCCAGCTCGATCAAGTATCGATCGTCATCTAAGTGTACGACATTGTGTGGTGGATAATGGTCTTTCTTGTGGGCTTGAGCCATACGCTCCAGATCATTAAAGATGTGATCGAATCCCACAAACGCTCCACGCGGGAAAGTAAGTGCATTATTAGTCATATTGACCTCCAATAAGCAAGGTTGTAGATGGACCCGCAACCGCGGCATCCTATATTATATATAATACTTTTTTTCTAAAAGTACATAGGTCAACACGAAATTATTCGTGTTCACCGCCATTTGCTCTGCCAAGTCCACCAAAGTATTGTGGTTTGCGACGAGCTGTTTCGAACGTTCCTACTGTAAGACATATACCTGCCAATAAAGCAACGTGTGCAATTGCGCTAATACCGAAGACTGTCCAGCTACTAACAACAAATCCAAATATGATACACCACATCCAAGCAAGGACTTGAAGTACCATATGTCTAGTGTTAAGATCTGGAATATGTCGTAAAGGATTAACGTTAGCATTCATTACAGAATTCCAAGAATTAAAAATCCATTCATTCATATCTTTCACCTTTTCAAATTTTACTGCCTTTGGATAGTGAGCATCCGCGCTATCGCGATATTCAATAGCATCATACACATTATAAAATTTTTGTATAACTTTATAATCTTTAAATTGTGCAGTTACTTTATACATTAAAAGAATCTTCCTACTAATGATATTACAACTTGATATAGACCCCATCCAAGACAAAATGCGAGCGTTGCAAAGAGAACTACTTCTATACTATCAGTGTTTTTCCACCAATGGTTAAAAGTTTTCATGATTTATTTCCAATGTTATATTTAGGACAAAGTTCCCAATTAGATTTTTCTTTGTAAGGAATGATCTTAATTTGCCTAAGCGGTGCCAATGGTTGTGTACTTTCTTTATTTACAATTGAAAGTAAACCCCAATCACTCATAAGAGTCGCGATTGTATTTCTGCGGGCAAGATCATTTTCTTCTAAGTTAGATTTTTTACCATCTAACAAAAATAATTCTTTAAAATGTACAATGAAATATCTACCCTGTTTGTGTAGAATATGACACGATTGATATAGCTTGTTGTCTTTTCTTGACGCTACACCGATGCGAGTTAGAGTTTCTTTAATTTTAAGGAAATCATCTGGCTCGTTAAGAGTAACTTCCAGCATATCGACTGGAGTCCACTCAATTAAATTATTTTCTTCCACCTTTGTAAACCTTCTTCTTCAATAAGTCTAATTGTTCTTTTGTGAGAAGGGACAAGGCTTGACGAGCTTTTTCATTGCTGTAACCATAATAAGCTTTGACTACTTCCACATCACTGAAAGTTTCGGGTTTCATCCATTTAGAAAACCGTTTTTTCTTTCTGACTATATTTATAAAAAAGTCAAATTGTAAACGATTATCAAGATGGTGGTTGATATTCATCTCGTTAGCCATAAGTACAGTGTCATTAAAGTAAGATAGACTACGATTAACCATAAAAGAGTTATATTGTTTTTCGGTGATGTCATCTACTATAAGATTCTCTTTAGTCGTATTAATAGCATTAATAAATTCAAATGGATTCATGATTCAAATACCCTATTATGAGTGTCATTACAACGAATAAATGTTGCGCATCTGCCAATATTTTTAACATGCATTGCGCCGATGTAAGTCATAGTAGATCTTAGACCACCAAGTATGTCGTCTAACGTATTATTTATCTTCCCGCGGTAAGGAACCAACACATCTCTTCCTTCACTTGCTCTATATTTTTTCAAACCACCGGAATGTTTATCATTTGCTATAGTAGAACTCATACCATAAAATTGTACAAATTGTTTATTTTCTATAACGGGATGATATGTCTCATTTTTCTTATCATACCACTGTTCGCCAGTAGAATAATACTTTGTTACTATTTCTCCACCGCCTTCATCGTGTCCAGCAAGCATGCCGCCAAGCATAACGAAGTCAGCGCCAGCACCAAATGCTTTAGCGAGATCTCCAGGACATGTACAACCTCCGTCAGCAATAACAAAGCCACCAACACCGTGAGCAGCGTCTGCACATTCAATGACCGCAGAAAGCTGAGGATAACCAACACCGGTTTTAAGACGGGTCGTACATACAGACCCTGGGCCAATACCAACTTTAACAATATCTGCTCCTTTTAAAATAAGTTCTTGTGTTTGATCTGCAGTACAAACGTTACCTGCAATAATAATCATACGCGGAAATGCTTCTCTAATTTTTTTAATATAGTCACCAAATGCTTCTGTATAACCGTTAGCAATATCTACATTAAGTATTCTAAGACCTTCATTAGATTTTTCTTGTACAGAAAGAACTTTAAGAAAATCAGAATCTCTAAAACCAATAGACATTGCAACCCAACCAGATCTTTCACCGACGGCCAGTTCTCTACCAGTGTAAGACATAGGATTATCGTCAACAGTAAAATATTTTCCAAGCTCATCTGACGTATAATCTTTCTTTAAAAAAGTATACATTCGTTGATCAACAAGAGCGTCGGCAACTTCAAGTGTTCCTACGCCATCCATATTTGCAGCAATAATAGGCACACCGCTTAGGTAATTTGGATATGAGTTTCCATCTCCATCTGGAAATTGCGGAGCTTTCCATCTATGCATAACAAAATCACGCTTAAGATTAACGTCCTTTCTACTTTTTAAACTAGAACGTTTAGGACGAAGAAGTACATCCTTATAATCTAGTTTAATATCATCTTCAATTCTCATTGTGAAAACTCCACATTAGCCATTATTTCGGTCATGCAAGCAACAACATTTAGTTCATGATCTGCTACAAATGCATTCTTATATTGATAGTCGGCAAGAATAAGAACGAGTTGAGGAATCGATTGTGGCTTAACTTGTTCTGACATTTGGTCATACACGCCACGAAAGATTGCAGATGCATCTGTGTCAATATTATTGACAACCCATGAACGCATCTTCTTAAACTCTTTGTCTTTTAGATACTTAAATAGATCAGAAAAATTGCTGCTAGGATCGCTACCAACCACATCAGGATTGATGCTACCAGTGACAGAAAACCTTTGAAGTTCATTGAGCACTCTTCTCCAATCAGGCGCAAATTTCATAATTAATTGCGCAACGGTATTATCATCAAAAACAATTTCTTCTTTATTCAAGATTCCACGAATACGAAGAAGCATTTCTTCGCAGAGCGAAATCATATCTTTTTTGCTTGTATTAAACTCATACACACCACAGCGAGAATGCAATGGCTCGATAATACGATTCTTAAAATTACATGTAAGAATAAACCGGCAATTATTAGCAAATTCTTCGATAAAACCACGAAGTGCTGGTTGAGTAGATTGCG